GTATGTTTTAATAAATATTTTTTTAGACAAATTTTTTACTTTTTAATTTTTGAACCATATAATTCTAATCGATGATCAACAAGATTATAACCAAGTTGCTCGGCAACTTTTTTTTTGTAGTTTTTCTATATCTTCATTAACAAATTCTACAAAATCATCAAGTCCTACATCTTCGATAATGACATCTAATTCTTCCTCTTCAATACCTTCTTCCAAGAAGTAATCAGCAGCAAAATCAATTGCTTCTTTTACATCATCTTCATCATCTTTCTTTTTCTTTTTCTTCTTGTCAAACTTACCATCAACTTCTCCATCTTCATAACTTATACCATCACCATCATCGTCATGCCACTTCTTAGGCTTTTCATCATCCTTTTTCTTGGATTCGTATATTGAAGCATATGCTTCTGCAAAAGACTTAATATCCATTGACCTTATAAGACACTTTCTTTTTATTTATCTGTGTTATGGTTTACCCATTCCAGCAGACCAAAGTTTCTTTAACAATTCAACAATCTTCTTATAAATCCCCTTCTTCTCTGTGTTCTGAGTAGTAAACATCAAATTGACCACCTGGATATCTCTTCTCTAATTTAGTCACATTACGAGCCACAACATCCTCAAAAGATATACCAAGTGCCATACATGCATTTGCTGCATACCATATCACATCACCCAACTCAATAATAAGATGCTCTCTATTTGATTTATCCCAAGGTTTGCCTTGAAATATCATCTTCTTAACAATCTCTAGAAACTCACCTGCTTCAGCATTTAAACCAACACCAGCAGTAAGGAGTCTTTCAATATTAGCACCCTTCTCATCTAACTGTACTAGACGATCCGACAATGCAAGAAAGTCTTTTGATTCGTCAGATGTAACAGCATCTACGAACTTGGAATACTTATCAAAATCAACTTGTTTAGTCATCAGAATTTTAAAGCAGCGAACTTCTTATGTAGTTTATCATCAGGTTTATTATACTCTTCTTCTTGGCCACTGTCAACTATGTCCTGTTGAGCAGACTGTTCACAATCAAATAACTTCATTTTACCCCTATCAATACCAACAACAAATCTCTTATTCATTGTAGGATCATGATATCTATTCTTCAACTGCTTAACCATTATCTGGTTAAGACCTTCCAATTCCTCAGTAGATATGAGAGCAAACATAAGGTCAGCAGTAGCAGGAAGTCCAAAGGATTCTGAAGTGTCAGTAAGCTCAACATCGCTATTCCCGAAACCAGAACGAGTAGTTTGAGTAGCACTAACAATCGGTAGATTTGCTTCCACAGCCAAACCACGAAGTTCCTCCGCAATCGCCTTAATGTACGAGTACGAATTAACATTACCATTTGCTTTGTACCGTGAAGATGCACATATGTTCAAGTAATCTACGAATATTATATCAGGTCTGAACGATTTCTTCAATGCCAATTCATTTAGAAGTGATCTAAAATGTCCAGCATGTGCAGATGCAGTTGGATACTCTTTTATAATTAATGATCCTTGTGTCTTCTTTGCTAACTTAGTAACCTTATTCTCAAACATTACTTGAGGAAGATTTGCTATTTCCTGTATATTGACATTAAGTAAATTAGCATCAATCCTCTCCGCAATCTTCTCCTCTGCCATTTCGAGAGTGATGTAGAGTACGTTCTTTCCTTGGAGTAAACTTGAGCTAGCCACATGGCACATGAATAAAGACTTTCCAACCCCTGTGCCAGCAAGAGCAATGTTGAGAGTCTTATTCGGTAGACCTCCTTTCGTAATCTTGTTAAAGAACTCAAGATCAAACGGAATCTTTTCTTCTTTCGTGTGGTAGAATTCATACCTTTCTTCATAATCGTTTAGATAATCATGACCTACTTGATTATCAAAACTGACTGCTAATGCATCAGATAAAATAGATGGAATAGCATCCTGAGTCTTCTTGTCATCGTTACCATCAGCAATACTAATAGACTCAACCAATGCCAAATATATAGCACGATCTTTACACCATTTCTCTGTAGTATCAAGTAACCATTGTTCATCAGTAGGAGTAGATTCTATACTATTAAGATATTCACAAACATCTTTAAAAGCATCATCAGTAATATCCGTTCTTTTTTCTGCTTCAATAATTAAAGTTTCATTAGTTGGAAGATTATTATACTTCGTAATGAAACTAGATATCTCTTCGAATAATATTTTCTCGTGATATGTTTCAAAATATTCTTTTGTTATAAAAGGTAATACCTTTCTAGAATATTCCTCATTGTAAATTAAATTTTTTAGGATTGTTGTTTCAACAGTTTCCATAAGGAATAAAAGCGTAGCCCTATTTTATTATTAGATGTCGTTATTGTCAAGTCCCATTGTCTTATCTCCTATTCTATTCAGCATTTGCCTTTTTTCGTACTGAAGAAAAGATCCTAACATATATTTTGCATGTCCATTTGTAAGTGGTTTTCCTCTATGAAGATAACTCCATGCAACAGGAAATACGAGAACTGATCCAGTAGATACTATAGTCTGATAATTATATTGAGGAAAAACAGTTTCACCTCCATCGAAGTCATCATTCAAATAACATACAAAAGCTAAAAATCTTTTTGCATTATCAGCATTAGTAACATCAACATGAGTATCATGCTGTTGATCTCCATCACACAAAAATCTTTTTACTCTAAAATTTTCATATCTATATCTTTCAGGCCATTGACTATCATGAATAGTAACATCTTTCTTATATTGTGAAATTAAATATTCAAACCTACTAACAACTTGATTGAAAGATTCCTTAAATTCATGATGTTGCATAATATCAAGTCTTTGACAATTACAAGCACCACAAACTTTCTCTCCTTCCGTATTATAGCAAAGACTCATTTTCTTTATTTGATCTTCCTGCTCTCTCCACAACTTCTCATACGTATCAATTATATCAGAACATAAAGTTGGAGGAAGAACATTTCTATAAAGTTTAATAAACTGATGTTCCATTAGGAAGATCCATAACTGAAATGTTTTTGTGCAATCTCATCAAGAGCTTGCATAACTTCAGGTGTAAAATATTCTTCAGGTTTTGCAAGAATTTGTTTAGCATATATTTTCTTACCATTCATTTCATATCTACCTGCTTTATTTTGCCACAAGCCTCCAAGTTCTCCTAATTCTAATAGACCATAGTATCTATCAAGACCTCGATCATCATAGAATAAACGAATTTCTACTTCTTTATTTTCTTTAGAGAGTCTCGACTTGACCGTCTTAGCTTTAATAATGTTACCAACAACTTCTTTCTCACTCTTTTCCTTTTTCTTTGAGAGATAAATGATTGTAGACGAGGCATATTTGAGACCAGAGCCGCCTCCCATTTCTTTAGTAGGGACATAAGATCCGATGACATCATAGGTATGGTTTGTGACTAATAGTGGAATTTTTGCTTGACCAAGTTTTAATGTTAACATACGGAATGCACCTTTAACAAGTTGAGATTTGGTCATATCTCTAACCTGCTTTTCATCCAAAGCATCTCGTATCTCTTTCTCTGTGGAAAGCATACCCAACGAGTCTAACACAAACATACACGGTTTGCGTTCCTCTGCAGAAGTATTTAGATATATGTCAACTGCTTTCAGTGCTTTCTGCCTGAAATCCTCGATGGTGACTACGTTTACGACAACTAATCTTTTTAAATCTATACCACGAGATTCAAGTAATCCTTTATTAACAGCAGCTTCAGTATCGAAATAGAGACAGTAACCGTCAGGATTATTGTCCAGAAAGTTCTTGACAACTGCGAGGGAGAAGAAAGTTTTACCAGTACTAGACTCACCAGCGATGGCAGTAATCTTATTGCCAGATACGCCACCAAAAATGGAGCCACTAACCATTGCATTAAAGATGTACGAACCTGTGTCGATGAACTCTTCTTTTTCATCGATGTCTGCTGCGAGTTGGGTGTAGTCATCACCTATTTCTTTTACTATTTCTTTTAAAAAATCCATTTCAAATACCTAATAATTTGCGTTGTCTTTCAAAGTAACCATGAAGAATCCATGAACTACTATTCATCTTATCTTCCCCACCAATACCAAACTTAAAGAATACTCTAGGGTCATCACCATAACCTGTTATCTCTGGTGTATTGGTTTTAATTCTATCACCTCCATTGCAAAAAATAACACTGTCAGAAATTTCTAAACATTTTGCAATAGCACCACATGCAGAATCATCTGAATCATCCCAAGAAATAACAGCATCTACCATATCTAAATGACGGATAATATCTGCTCTCTCAGTCCAGCATTGAAAGTATTGTCCTTTCTTACGCTTCAACCAAGGATCACCATTCAATCCTACAACAAGATAATTAGAGAGGTCTTTTGCTCTCTTAAAGTATGATATATGTCCACTGTGAATTGGATCAAATCCACCAGTAACAAGACTCACCTTTTCAAAAAACATTCTACCTCCACTTATTGTAATATGGTTTTTCACTTGCTAACTTTGCAGTCTCTATTTCATCACTTTCATCTGGATTTGTATGATGAGTGACTTCCTTGAGAGTTTTAAGATACTTTAT